GCGTTTAATAATTTTCTGGCAGGCAAAGAGAATCAGCCGGTGCTGTTCTTTGACCTCGACAACTTCAAGAAAATCAACGACGAGTTAAGCCACGATGTAGGCGATCAGGTTATCAATGCAGTCGGGAATCTGGCCAGGGAAGTATCCGACGAGCTGGGTATCCCGGTTTTCCACAAGGGCGGGGACGAATTTCTGGGCGGCGGGGCCGACTCCGAAGCATTGACAAATTTAGGTAAAGCCGTACAAAAGCGGCTTTCTAATGCTAATATTGAGGTAGAGCTGCCGGATGGCAGCCTTAAAACCATAAAAGAGGTTCGCCTCTCGTTCGGGGTATCCAGTGGCAAAACAGTCAAAGACAGCGTCAACGCAGCAGAAGCCGCCCTCATCGCCGACAAGCAACGTCGTAAGGCTGCCGGGCTCAGAACCGACCGACCTGATGAGCTTCCTGGCGGCCAACCCGGGCGCGAAAATCCGCAAAATCGAGTTCCCCAAGCTACCACAGTAGACCGGGTTCCACGTGAAACCCGCGACCCGGAGCTGATCGAACAGGGCATTGCCGAGTCTGATGCCCAGCTCAAGGCCGAGGTCGACGCCCTGCTGCTGGAAAATCCCGAGCTGAAAGTCGCCGGCGAGCCGGTTGCCGATGAGGCCGGCGAGGTCGTTTCCAGTACGGTCACCGCTCGCCAGCTGCTCGAGGAGGCCGACGCCGAACTGGCTGCGGCCGCCGAGTTTACGGCGTGCGTCGCCGGCACCACGGAGGCCGCCGCGTGAGCAGTATCCGCACCTGCATCAAGCAGAAAATAAAGACTAAAAAAATCACCCGCGAGGCGGGCCAGGAAATGCTGCGCCGGCTGGATGACCGCAAGGCCCAGCTCAAGGCCGCCGGGTATTCCGACGCGATCGCCGACGCCGCGGCCGCCAAAGAGCTGACCGAGGCCCTGACCCAGAAAGCCGAGCGTTCCCAGCGCCTTGTACGCCTGCGCATCCTCGCCACCGATCGGGCGCTTGCCGATATGGCGAAATTCAAAAGCCTCGCCGAGGGTTTAGAGGCGAAGCTGGCGCCGACCGACGGCCTCGGGTTCAACGTGCAAAAGGTCGATAACGTCGACGTGCGCGAGGAGGGCCTGCGCCGCCTGATTCATTCCGAGTTCGCCGAGGGCATCCATGCCTTGAAGCCCGAGCGGCTGGGCCTTAAGCAGCCGCGCGCCCTGATCGAGAACGTCGTCCGGGTCCTCAAGGGCGAGCAGGTCGATGACGCCTTGGCGAAGACCGTCGCCGAATCCTTCAGCCGGGCGGCAGAGTTCGCCCGCGTGCTGTTCAATCAGGCGGGCGGCGCCATCCCCAAGGCCGAACGCTGGGGCCTGCCGCAAACGCACGATATGCTGAAAATCAAGGCGGTATCCAAGGAGGAATACGTCGGGTACATGATGAGCGACGGCGTCCTCGATCGCGCGGCGATGGTCGACGAGCTGGGCGCACCGATCAGCGACGCCGACCTGCTGGATGCCTTGGATAAAATGTATGACCGGGTTACGACCGACGGCCTCGTCGACCTGGTTCCCGGTCAATCCGGCAGCAAGGCGTTCGCCAATCGTTTCACCGATCACCGGTTTCTGCACTTCAAGAGCGCAGAGTCTTGGCTGTCGTATCAAAAGCGGTTCGGCTCCGACGACATCTATGGCACGATGGTCAACCACCTGAACACCATGGCCAAGAATATCGCAGCGATGCAGATACTCGGGCCGAACCCCGACCGCATGGTGCGCTGGCTGTCCGATGTCGCGAGGGCAGACGCCGCCGCCAAAGGTCAGAAGGTCCCGACGGTGCGCCTGCACAAAATACAGAATATGTGGGACAACTATTCCGGCCGCCTGAACTCGCCCGTGTCAGACGGGCTTTCGGCGTTTATGACGGGCACGCGCGAGACCCTGACTGCCATACAGCTCGGCTCTGCCGTGGTTTCAGCAGTGCCGACCGACCCCTTTTTCCAAGCCATGACGCGCCGCATGAACGGGCTGCCCGTGGTTAGTATGCTCAAAGATTACGTGCGCCTGCTGGCCAACAGCGGCGACCAGCAGCTTGCCGTGCAGGTCCTCGGCATCGCCGAGAACTGGACGACGCAGGGCCTCGGTGTGCAGCGCCTATATGGCGAACTGAACGGCCCGCGCATTACTCGACTGCTGGCTGACGGCACCATGAAAGCCTCGGGCCTGTCGCAGCTGACGCAGGCCGGCCGGCAGGCGTTCGGGATGAGCGTCGCCGGGACCATGGCGCGCAACTTCGGCAAAGAGTTCGGCGCGATCGACCCGACGTTCCGGGCCTTTATGCAGCGGTATGGCCTCGATGCTACCGACTGGAACATCATTCGCCGCACCAAGGCGGCTGAGTTCGAGACTTCAACCGGGCACAAAGTACAGTTTGCCGACCCGCGCCAGCTTGCGCGCGAGGGTCACCTGCGCCAAGCAATCAAGATTCAGGAAATGATTGCCGGCGAGGGCAGGCTGTCGACCCCGTCGGTCGGCCTCGAAACGCGCGGCTTGCTGAATCAAGGCACCCGCCCGGGCACGCTGTTTGGCGAGGCCATGCGATCGGTGGCGCTCTATAAATCGTTCCCGGTGGAAATCATCAACACGCACCTGATGCGCTACGCCTCGATGGATGGCTGGCAGCGCGGCCGGTATTTCTCGACGTTTTTCCTCGGCTCGACGATCATGGGCGCGCTCGCCTATCAGGCGAAGCAAATCCTGGCGGGCAAGGACCCGATCACCATGGACCCGACGACCAAGGAAGGGATGAAATTCTGGGCGGCTGGCGCGGCTCAAGGTGGCGGTCTCGGGATCTTCGGCGACTTCTTTTTTTCCGATGCCAACCGCTTCGGCAAGGGCCCGCTGTCGACCTTTCTCGGCCCGGTGTTCGGCGCCGCGGAGGATGCGGTCAAGTACTCAATGGGGAACATCCAGCAGTTCATCGGCGGCGATGACACGAAATTCCTGGCGGAATCTGTTCAGCTGCTCGGACGGTATACGCCCGTGCTTTCGTCGTTGTTTTACACTAAACTCGCTTACCAGCGCTGGTTCATTGACCAGCTCTCACTGATGGCGGACCCTGATGCACATGAACGGTTCCGTCGGATGGAGCGGCAAGCCAGAAAAGATTATGGGCAGCGGTATTTCTGGCGACCTGGCAAAGCGACACCGGAGCGAGCGCCCGATTTTAACGAGGAGTGAGCAATGCCTGAATTATCCGATGTCGAGCCCCGAATCCAGTACACCGCCAACGGCGGCGAAACCGAGTTCGATTTCCCCTTTCTCGTTTACAGCGATGCCGAGGGCAGCAGCAGTCACTTGATTGTGATTCGCGTGCGCGACGGCGAGCCCGAGACCCTGGCAACCCCTGCCGACTACAGCGTAGCCGACCTTGACGAGGAGGACGGCGGCACCATCACGCTCGAGGAGGCGGCCGAAGCGGACGATATTTATATCCTGTACCGCGAGGTTCCGATCGAAACCTTTTTCAGTTTCGCGACCGCCGGCGACTACTTCGCCGAGGACGTGAACAAGCAGAACAACCTGATTCTGCAAATCCTGCAGCAGCTCGCCCTGGCAATCTCGCGCTCGGCCACCCTGCCCCCTGAGTCAACGCTCGAATCGCTTGCGCTGCCTTCGCCCGAGGCCCTGAAATTACTGCGCTGGAACTCGGACGCCAGCGCGCTCGAAAACACCCCGTCACCGGATGCCGGCGATTTTACCGACCAGCTGGCCAAGGTATCGGCCAATGACACCAACGCCCGGTATCTGGCGCAAAAGCTAGTTGCCGGTAACAATGTTACCCTGACCGAATTGAATGATGGCGCTGACGAGACCCTGCGCATCGCCTTCGCTTCCAATCCGTTACTTGCCGGCTATACGGAAACGGTTGATCTTCATGGCTCCGCCGCCGTCGGCGCAACCGAGACAATAGACGCCTCGACCGCCAACGTGCACAAAATTATTTTGGATGTGAACTGCACCCTGACTTTTTCGGGTGCGCCGACGGCTGGCGTTAGTGCCGCGTTTACGCTTTTCGTGACGCAGGACTCAAGCGGTGGCAATACGATCACTTGGCCCGCATCGGTAGCGTGGGAAGGCGGCGTCGAGCCTCCTCAGACTACGACCGCAAACAAAACAGATATTTACACGTTTTCAACGCTGAACGCCGGCACAACCTGGTATGGCTTCAATGCGGGGCGGAATTTTTAATGATTTCTAATCGTCTACTTCGGAGTACTCTGGCGGGCAGCATGATTTATTCCGGCGTTAGCTTGTCGGTAGCGGCTCAGGATTCCGGCCCCAACGGGATATATTTCAAATTTGACGGTACAAAAATGTACGTTATTGGGACGCTAAATGCCAAAGTATACCAGTACAGTTTGAGCACGCCATGGGATCTTTCTACCGCTACTTACGATGGTGTTTCTTTTTCCATTGCATCGCAAAGTGTCGGCGGTTTTGCTGTGCATTTCAAAAAAGATGACGGCACGAAAATGTATGCCTTGGCGACCACCGCCAATAGGGTATATCAATACAGTTTAAGCACGCCGTGGGACATTTCTACAGCCACCTATGCGACTAAGAGTTTTTCTTTCGCTGGGCAGGATGCGGCCAAAGGAATGTTCTTTAAGTCAGACGGCAGCAAAGTGTATATGGTCGGCGACTTTGCAGACTCTGTTTGGCAATATTCTCTTTCGTCACCCTGGGATATTTCAACCGCATCATACGACACGGTAACGGTCTCTGTTGCTGGGCAAGATACCGCGCCCACGGGCCTTTATATCAATGACGACGGCGACGAATTGTATATTACGGGCGATAGCAGCAATTCGGTGCACAAGTATACGCTACCGACGCCATGGGTTTTAACAGGCATGACACTTGACTCCTCTGCCTCTGTGGCTTCACAGGATACAGCGCCGAGCGATTTATTTTTCAAATACGACTTGTCTAAAATGTACCTTGTCGGCAGCCAGCAAGATCGCATATTCCAGTATGCACTGAACTGACGCTCACAGAGGGAATGATGCAAACCAAGTTCCTGCCATCCTACTGCTACTCCGGACAGTCTCGCCCGATCAAGGGCCTGACCATTCACTTCATCAGCGCGATCAACGTCGAGCCCTCGAACCCGTTCGATGTGCAGGTAATTTATAACATGCTGTGTGACCTGAATCGCCCGAAATCCGAGCGCGAGTTTTACCCGAACTGTGCCGGCATCCCGCGCATGTACGCGAGCTATAACGAGCTGATCGGCCGCAACCCTGGCGAGGACCTGCTGCTGGTCCCGTACGGCAAAAAGGTCTATCACGCCGGCGTGTCGCTGCATAAAGGGCAGGCCAACGTGAACAACTTCATGCCCGGCATTGCCTTGGTCGGCACCGCCGAGTCCGGGTTCACCGACTGGCAATATGAGCGCCTCGCCGAAATCGACGCCACCCTGCGCCCTGTTCACCGCTACGCCGAGGACGATGTCGTCGGCCATGATACGATTCGCCACCTTGCAAAATTGGCGGGCATGAGAGACCCCGCCACTGGTACGGAGCCCGATGATAAGCGCGACCCGAGCGGACAGGCCGACGGGAAGGGCACAAATTTCGATTGGCTTCGATATCGAAGGATGGTGGCGCATGCCCTTGGACAACTTGCAACCCCTGGTTAACCTGGCCGGCAATGAAAACATCGCGATCAGCGTCCTTGCCTCAATGCTCTATATCTGCATCGGTGCCATCGTCGGCCTCTGCGGGTTTATCGTCCTTATCATCCGGTGGTTCCTGGCTCGGGAAAAGGAGGCTTGGCAGTATGTGGGCAAACATGCGGAAGCTCTTAAGGCGACCGAAAAAAATATCGCCATCATCGCCGACCGCGCGGAACGCCAAGGTCGACGTTAAATCGATCCGGGCCGCGGCGGACGATACCCTGCTCAGTTACACCGACACGGTATTGAGCTGCAGCGAGCGCCTGCGGAACTGCTGATATGGCCGATAAAATCGAGGGTTATCGAGTCGGGGATGTGTCTGACGACCTGCGCGCATGGACCGAGCGCGTTGCCGAAATCCTGAACACCCTCATCACCACCGACGACATCGCCGACGATGCCGTAACCTACGCCAAAATCCAGAACGCCGCCGCCCTGTCAGTCCTCGGGCGCGCGGCGAACTCAATCGGGGATCTGGCGGACATCGTCGCCGCCTCGAATGACCTGCTGCTGCGCCGTACCAGCGACACCATAAACTTCGGCGCCCTGACCATCGGGATGGTCGCGAATTCCCTGCTGACTTACGCCAAGCTGCAGGACGCGACCGGCGTGTCGGTTCTGGGCCGGTCGGCCAATTCGGCCGGGGTCCTGGCCGACATCACCGCCGGCGCAAATGACCGCCTGCTTGCCCGCACCGCCGACGCCCTGGCCTTCGTTCAGCTTACCCTCGGGATGGTCCCCGACACCCTGCTGACCTTTGCGAAGCTGCAGGATGCCGATGCCGTCTCTGTGCTCGGCAGGTCGGCTAACACGGCCGGCGTGCTCGATGAAATCGCCGCCAGTGCAAACGATCAAATATTACGGCGCACCGGTAACGCCCTGAATTTCGGCGGTATCACGATCGGCATGATTGCCGACGCCCTGATTACCTATGCCAAGCTGCAAGACGGTGGCGCCTGCTCGCTGCTCGGAAGGTCGACCAACTCGAGCGGCGTGCTCGCGGACATTTCGGCCACCACCAACGACCGCCTGCTCGCCAGGGTCAGCAATGCCCTGAGCTTTGTGCAGCTCACCGCCGGCATGGTGCCCAATTCGCTGATAACCCTCGCCATGATGGCGGACCTTGCGCAATCGACCATCATTGGCCGCGCATCCGGTGCCGGCAATGGCGTGCCTACTGCGCTCACCGCCTCGCAGGTTCTAACCATTCTTGGATTTAATTTGCCGGTCGAGGTTGCTCCCGTTACGCTGTCAGGTACTTCGACCGACCTCGCCACCGGCATACCCTCCTGGGCAAGCCATATTTTTGTTAGCCTGAATGGTGCCAGCACAAACGGGACTTCCAACATGATTATTCAGGTTGGAACCGCTGGAGGATACGTAACGACCGGCTATGATGGCGGATGCTCTCGCGCGGTCGATGCCGGGGCGGTTTCCGCTACCGCAAATTCGAACGGCTTTCGAGTCACAGACACCAACACGGCCGCCTCTATAACAAAAGGAGTTTTGCATCTACGATTGCATGACCGTACGAATAATATATGGGTCGCGAGCGGCGTTTTCGGTAGAGAGGCCGCCAGCTATCAGGCGATGGGAAGCATCGCTCTGTCGGGCGCTTTGACTCAGGTGCGGTGGACTACGGCGGGTGGCACTGAATCAGCGGATGCAGGAACCGGAGCTATTAAATATTTACAATAACGGGTGAAGTATGAGCGCACGGCCATTTAAAACAGTTCTGAATGATAAAGGCGAGCAGGTTCGTGTCGATCTGACCGATGCCGAAATCGCCGATGCACAGCAGCGCACGGCAGCGGAAAATGCTGAACGCGCTGTCCGAGATTTAGCGATTGCCAGGGCAACAGCATTGCAGCAATTCCTGATAAAGTTGGCAGCTCACCAAGCCGACGCGCCACAGATTTTGAAAGACTGGGCGGCAGAATTGGAACAACAAAAAGCAGCGGGAACGCTTCGCGCATAGGGGGATTTATGGGGATTTTTAAAATGCTTTTCGGCTCGCCCGAGGTTGCTGTCAAAACCGCCGGCACACTGGCGAAGGGCGTTGACTCGCTCATCTACACCGACGAAGAAAAGGCCGATGCGCGCGCCAAGGCCATGGACTGGCTCGGCAAATACATGGAAGCAACGCAGGGCCAGAACATAGCCCGCCGGCTGATCGCCGTGCTGGTGGTCATTGAGTGGCTGCTGCTGATAAATCTCGGGGTGGCGCTTCGCCTTTTTAGCTGGCTGGACGAGAGCGAGTATGTGTTCAACGTGCTCGACAACCTGGTCAAGGAACCATTTATGCTCATCATCGGCTTCTACTTCCTGGCGCGCATCATCCCCGCCGCGTTCGGGAATAAGGAACCGCCCAAGAAATAAAAAAGCCCGCCGGGACTGAAGCGGCGGGCTCTGACTATTCCCTCGATTTACTTCTACCTCGCCGGGTTTCCCCGGCGCTCGGGTCGTATTGATTTACCGCTAGGCCATCATGCTCCCGCGTCACACGGGCCGGCGAACCTAGCTCAACATCGAGGGCGTTTCTTAGCCGTGGCTGCCATCCCTGTATTCACGCACACGGGGCACGTCGGGGAAATGTATCAAAAACCCGACCGCGCCAGGTCCCGAGGCCGGCTCTGTATTCAATGCGCGATACGACGAAACCAGAAAAACTGTGAGCAGCAGCCAGACCAATACCTCAATCACTATAGCAGTCTTACGCATACATCACTCCTCGATCGCATTGACGCGGTTCAGTAAGCTCTCGAGTTCGCTGTAGCCTTCCTCGATGACCAGCTTTTCGAGATATTCCTTGTTGTCTTTTTTGAACAGGCGCAGCTGCTCGATCGGGACCTTGTCGAGAATCTGCACGACCTGCGACTTGTAGGTCGTAATATCCTCGCGCACTGCCGGCGGCCTGCCGAGCGACGTGAAAAATATCTCGAACTTGTCGCGCTTGTAGGTTTTCGGCTGGATCGGCTCGCCGGTGGCGCCGTCGACGATGACCCCCTTGTCGGGCGTAATCCATGCCGGTTTGTTCTGCTCCTCAACAGCCTGTTCCATCGCGCCCGCCATGATAATCGGCTGAGTCCCGGCGTTCAGCGGCATATCCCGCCCGAGTCGGCGCTTGGGTGTTTTTATGCACATCGCAGGGAAGCCGACCAGCGGATCATTCCACGGCGAATCAGCCTTTTTTGCACCCGGAGATTTCGCCTTGACCGCGAGTATCTCGTCGATGGACATCACCTGTATCAGCGGCGCGCGCCCCGGCGTTTCGGCCTTGGCGTAGGCGGCGAGTATCTTGCGGCTGCTCTCGTTGCCCAGCATGGGGCGATGATGGATAAACCCGCCCGTCCCTATCTGGTAATCAAATTCGTCGCCCTCGCGCACCACAGCGCCCCCCAGCGTATAACCGGAGCGGGCGAACATGGTGTTATAGCCCTTGTACCCGGTCATAAACTGCGCCTTGCCAGCGAACGGAATCAGGAAGCCCTGGCCGGTTACCCCGTCGACCTCGAGCCCGAGGCAGGCGGCCGTCATGGCGCTGTTCAGGATCGACTGGCGGTTGCATTCCAGCAGCTTCGGCAGGCGGTCGATGGATACCATAACGGTACGCATCAGCCGCTCGACTGGCATTTTATAGGCCGCGAGGACCTGCTCGAAGCTGGGCGCCAGCTGCCCGAGCTGCTGCTCGATGACTTTCAGTTCGTTGCTCATAAATCAATCTCGCGCAGCTTCAGCCGGGTCTGGGTATGAGCCTTGACCAGCTGGGTACGCTCGGCGATTTTGACCGTCGTCGCCCTGACCTCGTACCCCGGCACGTTCAGATACTCGGCGTCTTGCAGCATGGCGCGAATTTTGACCTTGCTGGCCTCCTCGAGCTTTTCATGCTCGAGCCGCTGCGCCTTGTGGAAGTCGTACGCCTGCACGATTTCATGCGCCTCGGGCGTCATGACCTCGATCACCTTGCCCGGCTTGCGTTCGGCATACAGCTGGGCGAGGCCGGGGATTTCGCGCGGGGAACCGAACGCATCCGGCTCGCGCCGCTCGTCGCAGCGTTTCCAGAAGTCCGCAACCTCGGCGATGATAAGATTCTGCTGCTCGGGGTTCGGCTTGCGCCTGTGGATAACTAAATCGTTCCCGCCGATCAGCACCGGGATAATTCCCCACTGGCAAGAACCGTGCAGTGCGGCCAGGACCATAATCTGGACTTGGAGCTGCAGCTCGATATGAGGCGGGGCGGCGTCCTCGGTCCATTCGCTCCGGTAGACGAGTGCGTCGACGTTCTTGGCCTCGACCGCACCGATACCGAGTGCCGGGTCGAATACATCGGCGTCCGCCGTGTAGCCGATCCTGACGCCTTCCAAGCGACGATACTCCTCGGCCGCATTCTCCCGTACCTCTAGCCGCATCTGTTCAGCAGCGGCCAGCAGGATCACGCTCTGGAGCTTTTTACCCCAAGTCATCCGCGTGCTCGCGGCGATGTCCAGCTCGAGATTGCTGACGGCCCAGTGGTACAGCATCCAGAGGGTCACATAGGGCGACTGGTTGAACAGGCCGGGGATCTGGGTCGCGGAAAGGGTTTTTTTCGTAATGTCAGGCATGGTTATCTCCTCATGTTAAGAATTGCCCGCCGGTTTGAGGTCCCGGCGGGGTAAAGGTCAGGCGGTTGCAGCCCTGGCGGCGGCCTCGTCTTTCATCGCCCAATAAATCTCGATGCAGGCGCGCACGTCAGCCATGGCGTTATGCGCGTTTTCCATCGGCTTGCCGATAATGTGCTGATACGCCTCGATGAGCTTCGGCTTTTTGTACGTCTTGCCGAACCCGGCCGCCCGCATCCTGTCGGTCGCCGGCAGCTTACAAATCGGCTTCGACATTTCGCAGGTACATTCCGACTTGCCGGCTTTGAACTCGTCCGCGGCCTCGTCGCCCCAGCCGTACCGCTTTAATGCGATGCGGATAATGCGGGCGTCGAAATCCTCGTTATGGGCAATGCGGGAATCGCACCGCAGCCACATGCCCATAAACAGCGTTAAAGCCTGCTCCTCGTCGACACCGAGCGACTGCGCGGTTTCGGTCGTTATCCCGTGTATTTCCGCCACTTCTTTCGGGATTTCCCAGCCGTCCGGCTTGATTATCAGGTCGATCGAGGCAACGATTTTGCGGCTGCCAGGGTCGACCAGCGCGGCGGCGAGCTGGACCATATGCGGCTGATGAGGGGCTTCGGAGGGCTGCGAAAAGTCAGGCAGCCCGGTTGTCTCGGTATCGTAGAAGAACAGCCCGGCCATTATTGCACCGAGTTCAGCGGGATTTCCGGCTGATCCTTATCGGGCTTGACCTTGTCGGTACCGCCGCGGAACTGGTCGGGCTTCGGCGGCAGCACGATCAACACGCTGGACATCCTGCGGTCGCAGAGTTCATGCAACATGGGCGAACTCGGCACCAGCAGCGACGCCTTGTTTTTATCCTTCAGCGTTACACCCTCGAGGGTGCATTCGATCGTCGGATAGTTCTGGCTGCCGAGGGTATGAATCGCCTGCTTTATGGCGTGCTCAATGCGCCGAGTCAGGCGATCGATAACCTCGCCCTGCTTGCGTTCGCTGAGTTTCTGCCAGACCTCGGGCATGACTTTCAGCTCATCGATGCAGCCGCCCAGCAGATCCCCGAGCATGGTCTCCTCGGCGACCTCGAGCGGCAGCCGGGTATCCTCGGGCAGCGGCGAGTCGTCGAGCTGGTTCGCGGCCTCGCCCTGGCTGGCCTCGGCCGCCTGTTCGCCGACCTGCTCGGCCTGCTGCTGGACCTCGCCGGCGGCGGGCTGTTTCTCTTTCTTCATGGTTTTGCTCCTGTGGATGGTTAAAAAAACGGGGCGCCTTTGAGGGTACGCCGGCGCCCCGTATCCCTCGGCCTACGCAGCAGGTGAGGACTGCGCAGGTTGCGGATTCTTGACTTGCCCGTCCTCGATGACGATGCCGACCTGGCCGGACTCGTCGACGCGCTCGATCCAGACCTGATAATCCGAGTCGAGGGCCATGGCTTCGAGGGCTTTCAGGCTGTCGCTGTCCAGCAGCGAGCCGTCGGTAACGCGCAAGACACGCAGCTTGGGGTTCATTGCCATCGCCATGGCGACCGATACCCGCAGCTGCTCGGCCGCGCTGGCCTGCTCGAGCGGGATGCCGTTGAACAGGACGATGCCCTCGCCGAACTGCAGGCCTTTCACCGGCATCGTTGCGCTGCTGATAAGGTCGGCTTTCTGGGCGTCGACCGTTTCGATTTCAGCGGCGCAGGCTTTGCCGAGGGCCTCGACCGCTGCGACCTCCTCGCCGAGTTTTACCCATTTCTGGTACTGCTCGGCGTTCTTATTGGCGGCCTCAATGCCGTTTATCCGGGCCTTGATTTCCGCCAAGTCGCGCGGCTGCTGGTTCGCGATCGCCTCGATGTTCGGGCGGCGGGTTTTGATCGCTGCGATTCTTTCGCGGTACTCGGCGATACGGTCCTCGAGTTCAGCAATCTCTGCCTCGGCTCGCCTGACATCGCGGTCGCCCTCGGCGAGTCGCTGCTTGGCATCTTCGATGCCGGCATTGACGGCCGTCGCCTGCTGGTACTCATCGAGCAGCTCATTGGCCGAGACCGTTGCCTTGGCGCCATCGGGGTCGAACCGTATCGCCTCTTTCTGGGCGAGCAGGCTGCGGTACTGGCGGCCGTGGTCGGTGCGCCGGTCATAGGCGGCCTGCCGTTTCAGGTCCAGCTGGGAAAAGTCGAGGCCCAGCATTTCGCGCAGGGTTTTGAACTGCTCGGCCGGGCTCTGGCGCATAAATTCCAGCGGGTCGAACGACAGGCGGCCGACCAGCTCGTCGAGCATTTTCTGCGGGCTGCCGAACTTCGCGCCCTCTTTGTTCCGGATTTCCAGCGCGCTCTCGACCTTGCCGTCCTTGTCCTTGAATTTCCGCTCGACGATGATGTCGCCGAGGTCGAGCGTTACCTGCGCGCGGTCCTGGCCTTTCCTGATCGGCTTCGCCTGAATCACCGAAGCCCCGCCGAGCGCAGCCATGATGCCGTCCAATATCGACGTTTTGCCGGCGCCGTTCTTCCCCGTAATCTGGACAACATGACCGTCGGGGGTTATCTCGACGGCGACCAGCTTTTTAAAATTTTCCGCTTTAAAGTTGAGAATTTTCATCGGTTAAAACCTCTTTTAGCTCCAAGTGTGTGACGTTCTTTAAGGCCATGACCCCGACCTCGAGGGTTTTGGTGAAGAACTCGAACTGCTTTTCGGACATTGAAAGGTCGCCAGCATAGAGCAGCGCGTCGGGATGGTCCCCCGTTGAAAAAACCATCGAGACCGTGCCGTTTCTATGCCGGCGGTAACTGATTTTTACGGCGAGGCTAGCCACCCGCCACCGCCGGGCGGGTCTTTGCCCGCTCGATCGCCTTGATTGCCTCGTCAAGGTTATCGTCGCCGATGACGACCTCGGCCTCGGTATTGTTGGGGCAGCGCGCAACGAGGGTTATTTTTACGCCGTATTCAGGCTTGAAAAGCAGCGCCACCTGATCCAGCAGCCGGGATAATTCGGCCTCGGCTATTTTTACAGCTATGGACTTTTGCATGCCTTAACCCCTCATCAGGTCAACGCCGAGCGCCGACTGCCGGCCGTTTTCGCCATACTCGGCGTCCTCGGTTTCCTGGTTCTGGATTTCCTCGAGCCATTCAGCAACGACACCGGAGTCGCGCAGGCAGAGCGCCAGCTCCTCGACGCCCTGAAAAACGCCGTTTATTTTGAATTGCACGCTGACGATGCGGTCGACCTTCGGCTTATAGCGGACGCACGTGTCGACCACGTAGCCGACTGAGACCTCGAGATTGAGGGAAACCGCAGCCGGGAATCGGACGCTGGCGGTTGTGTTGTAGTAGCGGATTGTACCCATGATTTCACCTATTTGTTGACGTACCCGGAACTGAGGTTATACTACTAACTACTAATTGTCAACCAAGGAAAACCAATGGCAAAGAAATCGGACACCAAACAAATCTGGGCGCGCTTCACGCCCGAGCAGCTCGAGATAATTGACGCCGCTGCCGCTGAAGAAAATCGGACCCGCGCGTCCTACATCGCGAACGCTGTAATGACCTACACAAACGACAAGTTCGAGGTCGACGGCGCCGTGACGGAAGCGATCGCGGCCGAGGAAGAAGAATGAACGAGCCGACCCCGGCGCGGGATGACCTGCTCTGCAGTCTCGACCTGCCGTTCCCCCCGTCGGTTAATTCGTACTGGCGGAACGTCGTCATCAAGGGCCGGCCGCGCACTCTGATATCGGAGGCCGGCCGGCAATACAAAGCCACCATTTTCGGCGAGGTCGTCGAGCAGCGGGCATGCGCGGCTGTGGCGCCGGATGCCAGGATTGCCGTGTACGTCCTGTTTAAAATGCCCGACCGGCGCCGGCGGGATATCGACAATTACCTAAAATCGCTCCTCGACGCCATCACAGAGGCGCGGGTCTGGCTGGATGATTCACAGATTGACCTGCTGACCATCGAGCGGGGCGAGGTCGAGGCGCCAGGGCGGGCGCTGGTCGAGGTCTACCTGCTGCCCGGCGTGCAAAAAGTGTTGACAATCGGAGGTTAGCGGCCGATACTATCAGTGAAGGGCGCCACTCGGCAGACCCAAAACCGGAGGAATCCGATGACACAGCAAGAAATCCAAGTCCCCGACTTCCGGGGCGATATCAACTCCCAGACCGCGCAAGACGCATTCAACGGAACCAGCTGGTCGCCCGAGCGGCGCGGCCAGCAAATCATCGAGGAATATCAGGGCATGCTGGCCGCCGATTACGTCCAGCTCAAAGCCATGTTTGAAAAAGCTGGCAAGCCTGAGCTGTTCGAGGAGGAGTTCGCGCGTTACCGGCTGGGATTCAAAAACAAGTTCAACAGCTGGCTCTATGCAAAAAGCCGGTGTATTTCCAGCATGATCGCCGGCCCCTCGAATTTCCCGACCCGGCGGGCAGAGAAAGCAAACCGGTCGGAAGATAACCGGTATGGCGAGCTGAAAGAATTCCAGCAGCGGGCAAAAAAGGCCATGGAAAAGCTCGTATATCCATACGGCGACGGGTCGGTCATCCGGGCGAATGACCCGGAGGCGGTCGAAAAATTACAGCAAAAAGTCGACCAGCTGAAAGCCCTGCAGGAAACCATGAAAGCGGCCAACAAGGTTGTTAAAAACAAGAAACTGACCGACGAGGAGAAGATCGCCAAGCTGGGCGAAATGGGATACCCCGGCGCCGTCGCGCGGGAAATTCTGAAGCCCGACTTTTGCGGCCGGATCGGGTTCGCCGACTACCAGCTGTCGAACAACCTCGCCAACATCAAGCGGGTCGAGCAGCGTATCGCCGACCTGCAACGGGCGGAAACCGCGCCGCAGCTCGAGTTCAAGACCGAGAACGGCATCGAGATTTTCGAGGACGAGGGCCGGGTACAGATCAAGTTCCCCGGCAAACCGGACGAAAAGGTCCGGGCAATGCTGCGGGGCGCCGCGTTCAAGTGGTCGCCGAGTCGGATGACCTGGGTACGGCAGGCAACAGGAAACGCCCGGTACGCCGCCGAGCAGCTGGTCAAGCAGCTGGCAGGGGGTGCGCAATGATCACCAGCTATAAAAACCCATGGTATGAGCCCGGCGGCAAGTACGGCCCGCCGGTGTATACCTGCGAAAAGCGGCCGATGATCACCTACCGGGGCGTTCAGATTTTCAAGGTCTGGGAACGCCGGTATGACGTGGTAATGAATGGCGTGTGCATAACCCAGCGCGCCGGCGCCAGCAACCCGCGCCAGCTGATCGACAACATCCTCGACGGCAAGGACCCATTTTCAGAACGGGCGCTCGAGATAGCCCGAGGAGCGGCTCAATGAACACCCTGAATATCCCGCTGGCCAACAACACCGACGCCCAACTGCTCGAGGAAATCGAGAAGCTGCAACAAATCCAGAAAACGCACCGCTCGACCTCGCCGGCATGGATCACCGCCGGCTCGTTGCTTGAGCCTTTATTCGCTGAAATGGCGCGCCGCCAGAGGGGGAACGATGAAAACCGCACTTTATGAGCTGCTGACCGAACTCGAGGAGTATTTCGACCAGCGGGCCGACATCGGCGACCAGACCGAGACCGAACACGCCCCGCCGAACGACGCTCTTATTTTCCGCGATCGCATCCGCGAGCAACTGAAGCCGATCAACGACGAGGAGGAGTAAAGCCATGTACACGCAACACCCCGACTTGAAAGACCTGCCCGACCCATATCTGCCGGCCCAAAAGGCGCTGATTACGCACGTCGATCGCCGGCTCGAGGCTAAGGCCCGCCGCCGCATCGCGCTCGAGAAGTTCGAGCGGGACCTCGCCGAACAGGACCGCAAGGACCGCCGCTTTTTCTGGGTCTGCATCATCATCCTGCTGTCGTCCCCGGCCGTCGTCTGGTGGCTGACCGCATGATTACGATACCGACATCGGGAGAATTTCGCGCGTTCCTACGCAAGCACGGGCTGACCGGTTCAAAGGCCGCCCAGCTGGCCGGGCTCAAGAACTCGCGCGGCATCCGCCGCATGTGCGCCGACGAGGCCAGCAAATACCACCGCCCGGTACCGCCGGGCGTCTGGCAAACTCTGCAGGACAAGGTCAACAAGGGGGAGCACCTTGAAAACAATAATAAGCCTGTGTGATTTTTCGGGGGAATGGTCAAGGCCATACGCAGAGGCAGGTTATCGAGTCATACAGATAGACATCGCGCACCCCGCTGGAATGCGCCAGGTTCGAGCGAACGTCTGGACCCTGGGCTGCGATATTCGGTATATGGCCGACCTCGGGCGCCCTTGGGGGATCTTGGCGGCGCCGTCCTGTACTTGCTTTTGCCGCCCGGGCGCGCGATGGTGGCCGCGCATGGACGCCAGCGGGCAAACAGCCGCCGATATAGAGCTTTTCCGAGCCTGCCTGCGAATCTGTCAGACCGCCGAGGGATTTTCGGCGCTCGAGAATCCGCCAGGACGGCACCCGCGTTTAATGCCCGAGATACCGCCGCCCAGCTGGCAGTTCCAGCCATGGGAGTACGGCGACCCGTGGGTCAAACAGACCTACACGACGCACCCCGAACGGTCGCAGCCAGGGGCGCATCGCCTTTATGTCGAGCAGCTGGAAGCGCGAACGCGAAAAAACACCCGCGGGCTTTGCCCGCGCATTCTTTGAGGCAAACCCATGAACCCCTTATTTATCCCGTTAAAAGCAGAGCATTACGACGATTTCGAGGCCGGCGCCAAGGACCGCGAGCTGCGCAAATATGGCGCGCGCTGGAATCAAAAAACATGCCCGGTCGGCCGCGAGGTCATCCTGTCGCGCGGTTACGGACGGCGGGAACGCATGCGCGGCATAATCTCGGGCTTTGAACAAGCCTGCGCGACGCTGTTGCCCGAGCCGCACCGCTCTAAATTCGCGTCCTGTTACCCGGATTATGAGGGCTGGGCCGCCGTGATATTTATCTCGGAACTGCGCCCAGTATGAGCGGTAGAATCGGCTCGCCCGACCGCATCGGCAAAAGTGTCGAGTGGTACACACCGCGGTGGATCTTCGACGCCCTGGCGCTCGAGTTCGACCTCGACCCGGCCAGCCCGCACGACTTCGACACGCAGGTCCCGGCCCGCGTGAAATATACCCGGTTCGACGACGGCCTGAAAAAACCATGGTTCGGCGCGGTCTGGCTGAATCCGCCGTACAACAAAGACACGCCGTTTTGGATGCGGCGCCTGATCGACCACGGCGACGGGCTCGCGCTGGTGTTCAGCCGGACGGACGCCCGATGGTTTCAGGAATGCCTGAACGCCTGCAGCGCGTGCTTGCTGTTTCAGGGGCGTATCGAGTTCATCCCGGGCCATGAGAACGCGCACAAGGCCGCGAAATCCGGGGCCGGCTCGGCACTATTCGCCTTTGGCGATCGCTGCAGGGCGGCCATTCTGAATCTGCGAGACAGGGGCTTTTTAATCGACAAGGCGGTCACCGGATGAAGAAAGCCCGCGACCCGTGGTATCCGTTCGCGTACGAAGCCTATGACCGAGACACAAAGGACCTTTCCGACGCCGCGGACCTGCTGTATAGACGATTGTTGACAGTGCTGTGGACAAATGGCGGTTTTATCCCGGTTGACTGGGAATGGATCGGCAACCGGGTACGCAAGCGGCCGAGCACCGTGCGGAAGATTTTCGAGGCCGAGCTGGCTCAATTTTTCACCGTTCAGGGCTCGGAAATGTATCAAAAGCGGCTGCTCGAGGAGTACAACAAAGCCGCCGACATAACGCAGAAACGTATCAACGCAGCAAAAAAGCGGAACGAGCCCGCCTGTGGATAATTCTGTGGATTCTGGGGATAAATCGGCCTTTGACTGTGGAAAACACTTGCGTTTTGTAAAGATTTCAAAAAGATTATTCAAAATCTTTTCAAAATCTCGGAATTAAGTAATTGAAAAACAAGGGAACGCGCGGAGCAAATGCACACACATATTACAAGTATTTATATATATATTATTAAATTATAAATACTCAGTTAGTTATTTATGTATTAACCGAAAAGAAAGAGCGGAGCCAAAACCATGACCACACACAGCAACGAGCGAGTTCTGAGACTGCGAAAAGGCGAAGTGATTTACATCGCGGCACCACCCTACAAGCCGATCCTGATTCGGATCGACCCGAAGGTCGACGACATTGTCATCGAGGAAATCGACCCGCAGGACGTGCCAGAGACCGGGGAGAACGCAAGCGTGACATTCCCGAACCGCAGCGAAACACCGGAGCCCGAGGTCCTGGTATCGTCCACCGTGCAAGATCCCCAGGACTTTGCGGTGGACCCTATCGACTTGGCAATCGAGAACGGCACCATCCAGCCCGTATTCCCTGAGCGATTCAACAAAAACGAGCCGCTACCGATCGACACCGCTGCGCAGCACAAAGCCGCCGTCGCGAAAACCATCAGCGCAGAGACCGAACTGTACAAGCACGAAAAAGTCGTGCACGGAGCCATAGTGTTCGGATATACACGCGATCCCGTAAGCCCGTACGACCGCAAGCCCGAACCCGAGAACGTGCAGCCAGCACCAGCAGGCGAACCACAGCAGCCCGACCTGCTACAGTCAGACATCCCTTTTGACCTGAGTTAAATCATGGCAAGCAAAGCGATACTGGAAACCGTCAACGACCAGCAGGAAATATTCTGCCAGGACTACGCAACCCGCCTGCATGCCGGTAAGGCAGCGGAAAACGCGGGATATGCACGCGAATACGGGTACCAGCTGCTTAAATTGCCTCACATCATCGAGCGAATCGCAGAAATACAGCGGAACGGCGGCATCCGCATGATCGTGACCCAAGGCAAGGTAGTACGCGAGGCTGCCTATCTGGCGTACTCGGACATCACCGACGTTGTCGGGGTAAACACCGTCGAGGCCCTCAAGGCTTTACCCGAGAACGTGCGTAGGGCCATCCAGAGCATCAAAATGACCCGTACCCCTATACTGCGGGATGGGTCGGCCGATCGTCGCTCTCAGCGCACTACAGAGCTCCTGGATGCCACTTCCGAAAGTGCCCAAACTTGTCACAAAGTGACAGACGGGGTTCTGTACGAGGAAACGATCGAGATCAAAATGCACCCGAAAATGGAAGCCATCAAGCTGCTCGCCCTGGTCACTCAGGCCGTCAAAGATCCCGAGGACCTGCGCAAGCAGGCGCCCGCATTTACCGGCATGGCGATCACGGTCGCCCAGCCTAAAAAAGCACTTTCGAGCAAAAAACGGAGCGAAAACGATGAATAAAGAACTGTCCGAAATTGCGAAATACTTCGACTGGGCGGGCCTGATTATCGCCGCCCTGTTCTTCGCGCTGGGCTATGTGCACGGCGGATTCGATCAGCCGAAGCCCGAGCCCTGCCCGGTGTGCGATGCGCAGCCCTTTTGCCAGGTCATGGGCTCGCCCGTCGGCGGCCGCATGGCGCAGCTGCCCGAGGGCGTAGGCCCGCGCGATTAGTTCCACGTGAAACCGATGGACCTTAAGCTTTCCGCCGCGCTGTCGATCGCTGGCAAGCACCGCGAGCTGACGCCATCCAGCCAGAAAGCGAGCTGCCCGCCAGAGCAGCGAATTACGTGGCGCCGTGGTGGGAAAAGCGGTATAACGACGACTACGGCCAGTTCATCCGCGCGAACTGGTCGCACTTCAAGGCTTTAATCAAACCGGAGACCTGACCCATGGCAATGTTCAAAAAAGTAATGCTCAAGACCGAAAGCGGCGATCCCGTCCGCCCGGAGGGCTTCACCATTCCCAGCTTCGACAATTTCGTCAACCGCCAGGGCGCGCGGGGATTTCCCGAGGTCCTGTTCTGGAATGAGCGGGTTTTCGTGTTCACGTCGTTCGACCGGCCGCTGACCGATGGCGCGCCGAACGTGGGCGTGTATACCGAAAGCTTCGCCGCGGCGATCGTGCCGATTCCCGAGATTGACGACAACGGGTTCAAGCTGACCGATTCCAGCGACGAGGCCAACCCGGCCGACGCGTAACACCGCAACAACACGGAGCCACCACCATGAAACTCAGAGTTACGCGGGTTTTCCCCGCATTCCTGCGCGGGATACTCTCGCCCGCCGATATCGCGATTAAGCCCGGCCCGGCGGTTCAGGTATTGCCGACGCCCGAGCAGGGCGAGCTGCAGCGGTTGCGCCTGCGCGTGAATGAGCTGACGCGCGAGGTCGAAGAACTGCGGCGCGGCCAGCCCGACCCGGTCACCGCGGCCAAGCGTTTCGATATCGCGCTCATCAAGCAGGCCGATAAATCGCAGGCGCAGGGCATCAAGTTCCGCCGGCTGAAGGGCGAGGTTGTCCGCATGAAAACGCTGTACGGGCACATCGCGCCGTATCTGCGCAGCCTGCCGAAAGCCGGGTTTTCCCAGCTGCAAAAGGCGGCGATCGATGATATTGCGTATGCGGCCGAGCAAATCGGCGCGATCGACCCGGACCTGTTCGGGCTGTCGCGCGCCGAGGAGGTCCGCGTCATCGAGCAAAAGAACCTCGCGCGTGCCGTCCTGGCGGGCCTCGATGTTGTCAACCAGCTGTCGGCAGACCATAATCCCCAGACTTCAAACAACGGAGCACTGACCCATGACGACAGCAACAGCAGGCAAGCCGAAAATCAAGCTCAAGGCCAGAACGCCAGCGCCAGCCCCTACAGCAGCCACCCCCAAGAAGACGACGGCGAAGCCGGCTAAACCCGCGAAAAAGGCGAAGAAAAAGAAAAAGCCCGTCAAGGTCACCCCGGCCCCGATGCAGCGCCGCGCGGCCAGCGACGACCAGACGTTCACGGTTACGCTGCGCACCCGTCATGCCGAGTGGGTCAAGATGCGCGCTGCCCAGAGTCGCCGCACGGTCGAGCAGCAGCTCGAGAAAATCGTCCGCGAGAATTACGCGCTTGACCCGAACAACAAGACGGGCGGCACCACCACCGACGCGACGCAGGTCGGAGCCCTGGCCGAGAAGAAACAGCAAGCCGCGGCCGAGTCGTGACAGAAAAGCTTTCCCCCTGGTTCTGCATGCTGCACGGCGACGTTAAGCAGGACGTTGCCGCCAGCTGCGCGGACTACGACGGCAAGCCCGATGCCGTAATGAAGTCCTGCCTAACCTGCAACCGCCACCGGACCAGCGCCGCCCCGAAAAAGCAGGTACTCATCACGCCGAAACAGCGGCAGGCGTACATCATCAGCGCCCGCGAATGGTGGGACACGAAGGGCCGGCATATGGTCGCGCAGAAGGGCAACGAGGAGCGGGTCGGCGGCAAGTTCCGCGCCGGCACCGGCAACGCGCCCGGCATCCGCACCACCGGCAGCAAGGAAAAGGTTCTGCCCTCGGGGATCTTGAACGGCAAAATGTTCGACAACCTGACACCGCGCGAGCGGTCGCAGGTGCTCAAGGCCTGGATGCACTACTACACCGAGTTCAAGTTCCCGGACCTCACCGAGAAAGACCTCGCCCGCGCCAAGCAAAAGCTGAAGATCAAGCCCGCCACCATCGCCGAAGCCGTTAAGCTGCACTGATGCGCGCGGAGTTCCGCCCGGAAATCGATTTTTCCAGCTCGCCGACGCTGTCGGAATACGTCATGTATTGGCCGCAGGACCCGATCAGCCGCGCCGTGCTCGGCGTGTTCGGGCCGGTCGGCTCGGGCAAGTCAACGGCCTGCTGTGTGAAGCTGATGATGATCGGCTTTCTGCAGGACCCGGACCCGCGCGACAACATCCGAAAGGCCCGCCTCGGCGTCATCCGCAACACGACGCCCCAGCTGAAAAGCACCACGATCAAGACCTGGCTTGATATCTTCCCGCAGGAACAATGCGGGCCTATCGTGTTCAGCTCGCCGATTATCCAGCGCATCCGGGTTCCGGTCGGCCCGAACGGCGAGCCCGGCCTCGACATCGAAATCATGTTCCTGGCGCTCGACAACGAAAAGGACATCGGCAAACTGAAGTCGATGGACTGGACGGCGCTGTACATCAACGAGGCCGACCTCATCGCCCCGGCCGTGTTTCGGTATGCCCGCCGGCGCCTCGGCCGGTATCCGCGCAAGCATGGCGATTTTCAGGCCAAGTACCCCGTCATCATCATGGACTGCAACAGCGTCGACGAGGACCACCAGCTGGCCGAGTGGTACCAGAACCCGCCCGAGGACTGGAAATTCTGGAAGCAGCCGGCCGCGGTGCTCGAGGTCAAGCAGGTCGCCAAGGGCCTGTTCGAAGTCGTCGAGGACGATCCGCGGTACAAGGGCCAGCGCATCAAGGCCCGCCGCGCCTACGAGGCCGCGCACCGGCTTTGGTTGCTCAATCCCGAGGCCGAGAACCTGGCGCACTTGCAGGATGGCTATTACGAAACCCAGCTCGCCGGCAGCAAGCTCGCCGAAATTCAGCGCGACCTGCAGGTCAAATTCGTATTTAACACGTCGGGCAAGCCGGTTATTCCCGACTTCGCCGACGACGTCCACACCGCCGAGTTCCCGGTCCTCGAGGACGTACCGCTCGAGCTGTGTTCTGACTTGGGCGGCGGCACGCTGAACCCGGCGGCGCATGCGTTTCAGTGGCACCCGCGCGGGACCTTGCTCATCCACGACGAGCTGTATGGCTCCGTGGTTGGCGTCGATCGGTTCAGCAAGGAAATGTCGAGAATGTTGAAGCGGCCGCACTTCAAGAATGCGCCACTGCCGCCGGCCGGGAAGGGCCTGCGCCTGCACACCGACCCGGCTGGCGTGAAGCGCGACGAGGTTTTCGAGACCTCGGTCCATGACTACCTGATCGGGTACGGCTGGCAAGTGCTGCCTGCTGACAGCAACGACCCGCTGTTGCGCATCGAGTCGATCACCAACTGCGCCACCCGCATCATTCACGGCAAGCCCGGCCTGCTGATACACAAGCGTTGCCGGATGACGCGCAAGGCCCTCGCCGGTAAATGGCAGTATCGCCGGCTGAAAATCAGCGGCACCGAGGACCGCTATCACAACGAGCCCGACAAAACGCACCCGTGGAGCGACCTCGGCGACTCGCTGGGTTACGGCGCCATGTCGCGCGAGTCTCGCCGGTTCCGGCGCGCACTCGACAGCCCGCGCCAGCAGGCCGCGCGCGTGCAGTTTGACGTTTACGGCACGGCGCCCGGCACGGTTTCACAAGCAAAAACGGACTTTAACCCCCATGACTAAAGCCGTCGATTACGACCCTTCAAAGAACGCGGTCCTGTGGTACGTCGCCTTTTCGCCGCGGGCAACGCACCTTATGCCGTGGTGGGTGCGCCTGTTCACGCGCGATAATTTCCAGCACTGCTACGCTTTCCGCGACTACAACGGCATCACTCTGATCGTCAACCATATCGCGCAGGGTTTGCTGGTCGATGCGACCAACGTGAAGGCGGTCGACTGCGCTAAAGCGATCGCGCGCGACAAGGGCGAAACCATTGTCCTTTTTGCAAGCCGTTTAAAACCCCGCTACACTCCCCGAGGAGTGCAGTCCTGTGTATCGGTTGTCAAGGCGCTGATCGGCCTCGCCGCCTGGCGCGTCTGGACACCGCAAGGGCTGTACCAGTACCTCATCGATAACGGCGGAGTGGTCATATGGGCGGAAAAGGGCGTCAAATCCAACCGAGCGAAACCGAGCGCCGCGCCATCAACCTGCGCGAGCAGAACGAACTCGCGACCCAAATCCAGCTGAATGCCGATCAAGAGCGGCGCATGCGCGCGATGCAGCGCGGCGGCCGCAAGCTGTTGCTGTTCAACAACGTGCTAGGCGTGAAGCCCCAGCAGCAACAGCAGCAGACCGCCACCATGGGCGTGCGCAGCTAATGCCCTTCAAGGTCCTCAACGCGCAGGCCGCACTCCTCGACATCGAGGACATCAAGAAACGATTTTCCAATTCCGAGCGGGTCAAACTGCTGTGGGAGCCCCTGCTGCGGGCCGTGTACGAGTTCTTTCTCCCGAACCGGAACCTGTACTACAGCACCGCCCAGACTCAGGGCCAGCTGAAAACCGACCGGGTATTCGACTCGACGGCGCAGATATCGATGATGCGCAGCGCGAACCGCATCCAGTCGACCCTGATGCCGCCGTTCGCGAAGTGGGCCGGGTTGCAGGCCGGGCCGATGATTCCCGACAACAAGCGGGACGAAGTCAACAAGCAGCTCGAGTTCATTGAGCGCCAACTGTTCGCGGTCATTCACGCGAGCAATTTCGATACCGCGATCAACGAGACCCTGATCGAACTGCTGGTCGGCACCGCCGCGCTGCTCACCCTGCCGGGCGACTTCGATCACCCGGTTATGTACATCGCGGTACCGTTGCAGCAGGTCTACCTCGAAGAGGGTCCTTGGGGATCTGTCGGCGGCGTGTTCCGCAAGCATCGCGTCATGGTCCGCAACATCATGGGCCAGTGGACCGACATCAAGAAACTGCCTGACGCGCTGGCCAAGCTGCAGCAGGAAAACCCCGAGGCCGAGGCCGAAATCCTCGAGTACACGTATCAGTCCCGCGCCAACGGCCGGAACGTCTGGGTCTATGACCTGATATGCCTCAGTGCCGGCGCCGTCGCGCAGAACATGCGCCTGCACAATCGCGTGTACAACCGGAACCCCTGGATTACGCCGCGCTGGCTGAAAATCGCCGGCGAGGTCTACGGCCGCGGGCCTGCCGTGTTCGCCCTGCCCGATGTCAAGACTCAGAACAAAATCATCGAGCTGGTCCTGCGGAATGCGGCGCTGGCCGTGTCGGGCGTCTGGACGTACGTCGATGACGGCATCCTGAACCCGAACACCATCGCCATTATTCCGGGCGCGACGATTCAGGTCGGCGCCAACGGTGGCGCGCGCGGGGCTTCCCTGCAGCCGCTCAATCGCCCCGGCGACCTTGGCCTTGCGATGGACCTGAACGAGTACTACACGATGCAGATTAAAAAACATCTGCTCGACGATTCCCTGCCGCCGGACGCGGGGCCTGTGCGCAGCGCCACCGAAATCGTCCAGCGCATTAAGGACCTGGCTCGCGACATCGGCGGGCCTTTCGGTCGTCTGTACACCGAGCTGGTCGTCCCGGTCATCCAGAACACGCTCGACATCATGGAGGACGCCGGCTTGATTCCGCGCGTCTCGGTTAACGGGCTCGGCGTGCGCGTCGTCGTTACCTCGCCGCTCGCGGTCGAGCAAAACCTGAACGACGTGCAGAACGCCGTGAACTGGCTGTCGGCCCTGGCGCAGTTCGGGCCGGAAACAGTCAGCACCGCGGCGAAGCTCGAGGAAATCGGCGCATGGATGGGCGAAAAGCTCGGCGTTCCGGCCGACCTGATCCGGACCAAGGACGAGCGCGCGAACATGAAAAAGATGCTGCAGGCGGCCGCCGCCAAGCAGCTCGGCATCGAACAAGGCGACTCGCGCAACCTCGTTCCCATGCCGACCCTGCCGGCCGGTGCTGGCGCTGCGCCGCCGATGGCACAAGCAGCCTGATTTTTTAACGTACGGAGCCAACAATGACGCAAAACCTCAACGAGGCGAACAAGCTGATCGCGGGCGAACGCGGCGAGGGCTGGGGCGGCCTCGACGGAACCGACAAAGACAAGCAGCAGGCCGAGCAGGCGCAGCTACAATTCCAGTTCGCGCTACGGGTCGCCAGGGTGTTTATGACGCCCGAGGGCGCCGACGCCCTTGAAGCCTTGCGCGAGCAGCACCTCTACCCGCCGACCTGGCCGCCGTCGGTCACTCATCAGCAGGATCAACTGGCGTTCGGCTACATCCGCGAGGGGCAGAAGTCCGTCGTCACGATGATCGAGAACTGCATCAAAATCGCCAAGAACCCCCCGCAACAGCCCAAAAAGGAGGCTTAAAACGTGAGCACTGAAAACACCGGTGGCAAGTCCACCAAGCCCAGGAAGACCAGCGCCAAGGCAGTCGCCGCAGCAACAACGGCGCCGGCACCGGCGCAAAAACCGCGCACCCTGCGCGAGTCCGCGAATCAGTTTTTGGCCGATATCGGTCACATCCTGTACACGCGCAACAAAAAGCTCGGCGACCTGATGGCGATCGAAAAGGAGGTCGCGAACCTCCTGAACATCGGCCATCCGATCCTCGACGAGCCGGTGGAGTAGGCCATGGAGCTGCTCGCCCTGCTCGTCAAAGCTATTCAGGTCGGCATTATCGTCCTGCCTGTCCTGGCCGTTTTAGCGGTCTGGGCTGTGGTCTGGCTGGTCAAGCGCCGCCGCCGAAAATCTCGTTAATTTAACCAGAAAATAGGAGCCATTTATGGAGTTTGAACAAATCCTCCCGCATATCAAGGCGGGGCAAAGAGCCTGCCGCGCTGGCTGGAACGGCAAAGGCATGTTTGTTTTTTTAGTGCAAGGTAGCCGGTTCAAAGTGAACAGGCCGCCGCTGCTCGGGATTTATCCCGAGGGTACGGAAATCAGCTATCGCGCGCACATCGACATGAAAACAGCTGACGGTCAAATCGTTCCTTGGGTTGCATCGCAGTCCGACCTGCTGGCTGATGACTGGCAACTGACGAACGACAGCTAAAAACGGAGCCGCTATGTTTATTCGACTTTTCTCCCTGATGAACACCGCAGCAGCGCCGGCCGCACCTGGCGGCCCTGCTGCCCCTGCAGCGCCAGCGGCACCGGCCGCCCCGGCTGCGCCCGCCGCACCGAGCGCGACCGGGCTGATGGCCGAGGCACTGAAACCGCCGGCGCCTGAACCCGTCAAGCCCGAGGACGCGCGGACGTTCCTGGTCGACTACGGCCACGGCGCCGACGCGCTGAAAGGCATGGACGACAAGGCGGTCGTCGACCTGCACGGCAAAGTGTCGGCCGCGCTCGATAAGGTTCGCAACGCCGGCAAGCTGGACAAAAAACCCGACTGGCTGCCCGAGCAGTTTTGGGATGCGGACAAAAAGGAAATCAAGGGCGAGTCGATGGCGAAGTCGTGGACCGACTTCCGGCAGAAAATCAGCGGCGGCTCGAATGCTGCGCCGAAAACCCCGGCCGAGTATCAGCTGAACCTGCCCGAGGGCGTGAAGATTGCCGACGATGACAAGCTGGTCGGCGAGTTCCGCAAGGCCGCCCATGAGGTCGGGATGTCAAACGAGAATTTCAACAAGGTCGTCGCGGCCGTGGTGAAGTCTGGCGTGTTGGATATTCAGCCGGTCGACACCGCTGCAGAGCTGGCGAAGCTCGGTCCGCAGGGTCAGGCCATCGTCAACATCAACACGGCATGGGGCAAACAGCTGGTCGAGTCCGGCGTCTGGGATCAGAACGATTTCAACGAGCTGGTCGTCCTTGGGTCCACCGCCGAGGGCATGCGCGCGCTGAACAAGCTGCGCGAGTATTACGGCGGCGAGAAGATCCCCATGGGCGACGGCACCGGCAGCAATCTCCCGTCGATCGAGGCGTGGTATGCCAAGCACGGCGAAATCGACAAGTCGAGCGGCAAGCTGCGCATGGAGGTCGACCCGGTATTCCGTAAGGCGGTCGAGGACGAGGGCAAACTGCTGTTCGGGAACGACCCGGCGCGCAGTTCAATCCCTGGCGTCGGCGTGCCGAGATAGGTATACTGCCCGCTCGTCATCGCTTACAACTACTACAACAGTCGCAGCTTCAAGCCCCGCCCGCACGCGGGGCTTTTTTATGCTCGTTTGCTTTTTTGAGCATCTTCACCTATCCTTTGCCGAAATAGCACCACAGAGACCCGCCACAGTAGGCTTACCGGTCTCCCGGCCCCGCTCCCTGACGGCCTATCTCTGAACGCTAAAACAAGCTCATTTTTTGTTTTAACCGTTTGGAGATTAAAGCCATGTCCAACAGCTTAACCGCTGCCGCCATTGCCAGTTTCGACGCACAGGTCAAACACGCCTATCAGGGCGCGAGCATGCTGCGCGGCACCGTTCGACTCAAAACCGGCGTAGTGGGCTCGACTCACCGCTTCCCGAAGATGGGTAAAGGCACCGCTACCCAGCGCGTACCGCAGACCGATGTGACCCCGATGAACATCGTCCACAGCAATCGCACCGCGACGCTGTCGGACTGGAATGCTCCGGAGTACACCGACATCTTCAATCAGGCCGAGGTCAACTACAGCGAGCGCGGCGAACTGGCCGAAGTCATCGCCAGCGCCATCGGCCGCCGCGAGGACCAGATCATACTCGACGCGCTGGATGCCGCGAGCACGACCCTGACCGTCGATCAGGATGTCGGCGGCACCGACACCGGCATGAACACCGCCAAAATCCGGCGTTCGAAAAAGCTGCTGATGCAGCGCGGCGTGAAGTTCTCGCGCGGCAATCAGACCCTCGTCATTGCGGCGCAGGGTCTCGAGGACCTGCTCGGCGACGACGACGCCAACACGTTCGATAAGAACGCGGTTAAGGCCCTGGTCGATGGTGAAATCACGTTCTGGCTGGGCTTTGAAATCAAAGTCATGGAAGACCGCGACGAGGGCGGCCTGCCGACGGCGACCGGCCTGCGGACCAGCTACGCCTATGACAAGGCGTCGACCGGCCTCGCGATCGGTCTCGACTTCCGTACCGAGGTCAACTACATCCCGCAGAAAACGAGCTGGCTGGCAAACGGCCTGTTCAAGGCGGGCGCGGTCGACATCGACAGCAACGGTATCGTCGAAATTACTTCGGTCGAGGTCTAAGGCCATGGCGCTCGACAAAACGAAATTCGACCCGACCGGCAGCGGCTCGAAAGGTGGCGCCCCGAAAATCGCCACCTATCAGAGCAGCTCCGACAATATCGCCACCATCGAGGGCGCGGGTTACTTCAACGGCATTGGGAACACCGGCCTTAAAACCGGCGACCTCCTGTTTTATTCCGGCACCAACGGCGCGAAACTTGCGCAGGTTGCCGTGTCGGCCGCCGGGGTTGTGACTCTGCCGCTCAAAGTCGCGTTAGCGTAAGGAGGCAGCATGTCGTTTAACAAATCAAACTACGATCCGGGCGCGAGCAGCAAAGGCAGCGTCCCGAAAATCCACCGGTACAGCTCGAGCGATACCTTGGCGACCATCGAGGGCTCCGGGTATTTCAACAGCGTCGAGGACCTCATCAACAGCGGGGACCTGATTGTGGTGTACTCGAGCGCGGTATCCGGCGGCGGCGTGAAGGTCTACCAGCTGACCAACACCGACGGCGTGATTACCAGCAGCGGGACCTCGGTCGGTGGAAACGGCGCGGTGTATCTGCCGTTCTTCATCAACCAGACCGACCTGCTGGCACCGACCTCGGCGGAACTGATTTCCCCGATCGCGGGCCGCATTACGCTGTTGCGGACCACGGTGCAGGCGGCAGTCACCACTGGCGGAACAATCACGGTCAAGGTCAATACGACCGCCGTAGATGGCCTTTCGATCGCTATCGCGAACGGTGCGACCAAGGGCACCCGCCAGTCAGACGCCCCGACCGCAGCGCACGCCTCGGCGGTAGTTGCGGCAGGCGACCGTATCGAGATTGTGCCGGAAGCGGCTATCGATACCGCCGGCGCGATCAACGGTATCCTCGTAATCGAACCGACGACTTAACAGGCGGGCACGGGTATGGAGCGATCCGTGCCGCCTTTTCCGTTCGATTTTTCTACCGAACCCGTAACCCTTTTGGTCGTCGGATCGGCTCCGTGTCTGATGGCTGACTTAGATGTCGCAAAAGGGTTGCGGCCCTCTCATCTCATCATGGCGATTAACTACACGGCCTGCTGGATACCAGCCGACTTTGTCTTTTCAATCCATACTGAAAATATGCCGATATTCGCCGACGGCCAGGCGAAATTTAACAGCGAATTCACGACGCACGCCGACATCCGGCGCCGCTACCGCGGCACCGCGGATTATTTATGGCGTGATACTTGTTATGGCGCGACCAGCAGCATCGCGGGCGCGTCAGTTGGGCCAAAGATGGGATTTCAAGAGGTTATTTTATGCGGCGCGCCGATGGATTCGGTCGGTTACTACAAACCGAATACCGGAACCCGTAAGCCTGACGGTTCCAAAAGCAAGATAGTCCGCAGTCATATTGACAGCATGACGCGGTTCGCCTCGAAGACTAAAGGTCTGGTATTCTCAATGTCCGGTTTGACGCGTAAAAATTTTGGCTATCCCCCGGAGGTACCGATTTATGGCAACTGATGTCGACTTTTGCAACCGTGCGCTGAACCTCATAGGGTCCGACGCGATTTCAGGTTTTCAGCAGGTGAGCGACAAGGCCGCGACCTGTGCGCGGCAGTACTCGGGCACGCTGTCCATGCTGCTGTCGATGGCGCACTGGCGCTTTGCGACGAGAAAGCGTTCCCTCTCGCCCCTGCTCACTTCGCCGGTCAACGTCTGGCAATACGCCTACCAGCTGCCGAGTGACCTGGTCGCAGGTCCGGACGCGGTCTATAACAGCACCGCCGTATCGGCCCCGCCGATGTCGTCCGGCTACGAGATTTTCGAGCGCAACATCCTGACCAACGAATCGCGCATCATCATCGACTACCGGTTCAAGCCATCCGAGAATAATTTCCCCGACTGGTTCGCCCAGCTGCTTGTTCTCGCGCTGGCGGGCGCTTTCGCGATGGGCGTCACCGATCAGGAAGACCTCGCCGCGGAATGGAACGCCCGGGCGTTCGGCACCCCCGAGCACAACATGCGCGGCGGCTTTTTTGCCGTGTGCGCGCAGATCAATCGCCAGGGCGGCGGGGCCAAGATTCTGCCGACCGATGCCCTGCTCGCGGAGCGTAACTCACTGTGAAACAGCACCCGATTCAGACCAATTTCACATCGGGGGAACTCGACCCCCGCATGGCCTCGCGAATTGACGTTCAGCAGTACTACAACGGCGCCGAGCGCCTGCGCAACGTCATCGTTAACCACTTGGGCGGTGCGGTACGCTGCCCGGGCATGCAGCACATCGACGTGCTCGACCCGCTGGTCCTCGCACTCGAGAACTCAGTCACCGCCACCGCCCCGAACGGCGGCACCGCTGCGAACGGTCTCGACGACGATTTCAATACCAAAGTAACCACTACCGGCAATATCGGGACTACAAACCCCTACGTGGTGCTGCATTACGACCTCGGGGCCGACGTAGATATCCGGTCTGCTGAAATCATCGGGGCCTCGACCGACGTGTCGACAGCCGACTCTGACGATACCGGCCTGCGCAAGGTGAACAAAAGCAGCAACGACGCGAGCGTCGGAGATAAGCCGTGGGATGCACCGAACGGCAGCAACCTCGGCGCGGTGCAGCTGGGCTTTGATGCCAGCAATAACCAAAGCTACTATCTGCGGTGCATGAACCCGAACGTCTCCCGGCTGATCCCGGCGGACGCGACCATCGTCGGCGTACAGGCGCAAATCACGAAAAAAAAGGGCTCGACCAGCTTCGACCAGAACATCGAGGACGCGCAGGTGCGGCTCGTCGTCAAGGGCGTCATCGTCGGCAACAACAAGGCCGCCGCCGGCGACTGGCTTGGCAGTTTCTTTACAACGACCTACGGCGGCGCCGCCGACCTGTGGGGCTATTCCCTGACGCGCGAGCTGGTCGTCCGGTCTGACTTCGGCATTGCCATATCGGCCAGGACCAACGAAGTTATCGGCTCGGCCTATGCCGTGGTCCAGTCGGTGAAGATCAAAATTTACTATTCCACGGCGGTCACCGCCTCGCCCTCGGAGTTCCGCATCCAGTACTCGACCGACGACGCAGCTTGGAATAACTACGGCGATGCCTTCCAGGTGCGCGACAATGACGAGGTTTCGTTCCGCCACACCGAGGTCGTTACCGCCCGGTATTGGCGGTATGCCCGCATCGGCGCCACCAACCTCGGCACGGCTAAGGCCATCGTCCGGAACTTCAACGTGTTCGCCGACACGACCAGCTTCGCCTCGACCGGCGGCCTGTCCGACTGCGCGTTTGTCGACTTCGATTTTTCGCTGGACCAGCGGTATATGATCGTTTTCACTGATCGAAACGCAGCGGTGTACGAGAACGGCATCCTGCAGACCAACCTGCCGACGCCCTACACGTCGGATATGTTGGGCCTGCTGCGCTGGGATCAGCGCCTCGACACGGTCGCCCTGTTCCATCCGGACGTCCCGCCGCAAATCATGCAGCGCCAGGGCCGGGCCGATCGGTGGGTTTTGAAGGCGATGGTTTTCGACTATATCCCCAAGTACGCCTTCAACCTGGTCGTCACCAACCCGAACCAGACGTTGACCCCCTCGGCCGTTACCGGCTCGATTCTGCTGACGGCGGGCGGCTCGACGTTTGTGGCGGGCGATGTTGGTCAATACGTGCGCGGCAACGGCGGGGTCGCGCGGATTTATGAGTACACGTCGGGGACCGTGGTCAAGGCTCGCGTCGAGATTCCGTTCCGCGACAGCAGCGCCATCCCGGCCGGGAGCTGGAAGCTCGAGCGCGGCTATGAGGCGGCATGGTCGACGACCCGCGGCTGGCCGAACTGCGGCCTTTTCTATCAGGGCCGCCTGTGGATCGGTGGCGCGCGGAGCCTGCCGGATACTATTTGGGGCTCGCGACTGTCTTTGTTTTTCGACTTCGACCCTGGCCGCGCGGACGCTGACGACGCGATCGAGGCGACCCTCGAAAACCGCGACGTGTCCGGTATCCTGAACATCGCTGCCGCTAATCACCTGCTCTTTTTCACGAAGACGGCCGAGTTCTATATCCCGCAGGCGCCGAACGAGCCGCTCACCCCGTCGAACTTCCTGCCGCGCAAAGCCGATAACAAGGGCAGTCGCACGGGCACCAATGTCGTGAACGCCGACGGCGTCACTATTTTTGTGCAGACCGAGGGCGCGAGCATTCAAAAGCTCAAGCTCGCAGATGGCACGACGCAGACGGATGAAAACAGCATCTATGCGGCCGAGGATATTTCCGGCCTGTCGGCGCACTTGATTGTTACACCGGTACAGATTGCCTTCCGCAAGGCAACCGGCCCGGATGACCCGAACCTGCTGCTGGTCGTCAACAGCGATGGCACGCTGGCCATTTGCACGCTCGAGCAAAAGCAGGGCATTCAGGCATGGACGCTGCGCAGCACGAACGGCCTAGTTAAGCGGGTCGGCGTCATCGGTAACGAGATTTATCTGATGGTCGAGCGCACCATCGACGGCGTCGCCAAGCGTTTCATCGAGCGATTCAATAATAATTGCACGCTGGACGGCGCGGTATTTGTGGAGGTCGACGAGCCTGTGACCTTAGTCACCGACCTTGAGGATATTTTCGGCAGCGAGGAAGTGCAGATTATCCTCGACGACGCCTACCAAAACCCGCAATCGGTCGAGGGCGGCGAGTTGACATTCGACAGGGAAGCGGCGGTTAATTATCAAATCGGCTTTGGCTTTGATCCTCTGATCAGGCCGATGCCGGTGGCACGCAACCCCGACGGCGGCGCTGTCTTACGTGGCAAAAAGCGGGTTTCCGAAGTGCTGCTATTCTTGTACAAAACCCGGTGGGCTGAAATTAACGGCCAGCCCGTCGGCCTGCAGCAGTACGGCGCCGCGCCCTCGCCGCTCGATAACACCCTGCAACCGTTCACCGGTCACAAGACGGTCGACGGCCTGCTGGGATGGAGCGAGGAGGGCCAGTTTGATATAACGCAGGGCGGCATCCCGGTTTCCATGACCATCACCGGCATCGAGATGAAAGTCAGGCTATGAGCACCAGCAGCGGCACCACCGTACAGAGCAACAGCGGCAAACAGGACATTTCGTCCTCGCAGCTGATTTCAGGCGGCGCGTCCTTTTTCACCATGTTCAGCGATCGCCAGCAGTCCATCGAGACCGCGCGGGGGCTGAACGCCAGCGCCCAGGACCTCGAGCAGAATGCGCGAGTCGAGAAGGTAAACGCCGACGCTGCGAAAAACGAGCTGCAGCGCCGGCTGAATACGACGCTGGCCAACAACGCCGCCGCCCTGTCGATCGCCAATGTTGACCCGACTTCGGGATCTGCGCGGCTGATTCAAGAGCAGTCCGAGGGCGAGTTCAATACCGCCTTTTTTAACACAGACCTCAATTCCCGCATCCGTGTCGCACAGCTGAAGCGTCAAGCGGCGCAGGCCAGGACCGACGCCTCGGCCGTCAACCGTGCCGGTAAAACCAAGCTGCTGATCGACTTCGGTACCTCTATCGCGAAATTCGCCGCCGGCGGTGCTTTTTAATGGGCCTCGAAAAGTTCAAGACCGAAACCCAAGGGCTGCAGAGCGTCGAGGTCAGCGACGGCGGCGCCCGTAGCCGGGTTGCCAGGTTGCAGGAAATCGGCAATTCCGTACGCGAACTGTCGGCCGCAGTGGCTCCCATGGCGCAGCGCGCGACCGTGAACCAAGCCCAGCAGCGCGGACAGGCCGACGCCTTAAGCGGTAACTTTCAGCCCCAGCGCAATGCCACCCTCGCCGCGCAGGAATACAACCGCGCCGGCTTCGACACCGCGCTGTCCGAGCTGGAAATCACGATGCGCAACCGCATCGATACGATTTACAACGAGGCTAAGCACAGCCCCGCCGAGCTGAAAACCCGCTTTGATACCTACCGCCAGGAAATCGAGGGCCAGCTGGGCGGCAGCGACAAGGCCGATATCCTGCCGCAGTTCCGCGCCATGTATGACCGCGCGACGCTGCCGCACCTGCAAGCCTCAGTCCGCGCCGATCAGGAAACCACTGCCGCGACGAATGCCGCGCAGGCGATGAACGTGCTCGAGACCCGTACCAACAACGCCGAGCGGTTCGCGCGGACGCAGGAAATCGACCAGCAGGCCGGCGTCGCGCTGTTACAGGAAGCCCAAGAATTCGAGCAGCTGCTCGTCAAGCACGGACCCAAGGAAGCCTTCGCCTTTAACGGCGTGCAGTACGAAGCCGACCCGGCCCGGTCGGGCGTGTTTTCGCCGGTGGAAATGGAGAAACACTCCCAAGAATGGGACGAGCGTATGGCGCAGGCGGCGGTCCTCGGCGGGTTCGATCGCGCCGGCGGCCTCGCTGAAAAGGAGGCATATGTCAACGCATTCGAGAAGCGGGAAAAGGGCCGCCAGGGCAGCCCGTTTAATCTCGATCAGGTCGACCAGCTGGCCAACCGCATGCGCATTGACATCAACCGCGACCGGGCGCAATCCGATCACTTCAAGGCCGAGCTGCAGAAACAGATCAACGAAGCCGAGAAGGTTTACAACGAAGGGCATATCCCGGCCGGTATTACGGCGCTGACCCGGTCGGCGGCTGCGTATCCGGACCTGACCGCGCAGCTCGAGATTCTGAAAACCAACTCGGGCGCCGCGTCGAATTTCAGCAAGATGCGGCCCGACCAGCAGGCGCAGGTCCTCGGGAAATTCGAGAACATCGAGGTTATGACGCCGGCTGATATTAAGCTGAAAAAGCAAATGGAACAGATCCATACTGAGACGGCGAACCTGCTCAAAACTGATCCGGTTTCTTTATTGCCGCGTCTGCGGCAGGAAGTCCCGGCGGTTGACCTGTCCAATCCTGCGACCTTTGCCAACCGCGCCGGCACGTCGGGGATGATTAAATCGTATTATGGCAAGGACCATCACGGCCTCTATAAGTCCGAGGTCGAGGGCCTTTCCACCATCCTGCACAACAACACGGCGGACGTTAACGCCGGCTACCTGATGAACATGCGCGCCGGCATGGACGACATCAGGCTGCGGTCGCTGGCGCAGGACCTCGCCCCGAAAAACCCGGAGTTTGCCGCGTTCATGGGTATCGCTGCCGAGCGGTCCGATATCGTCGCCGACGGCCTGCAGGGGATGGACGTGCTAAAACTGGACAGCGGCATGCTGCCCGATGGCGCTACCTTGAAGTCGATCACCGATGACTATTTCGGTGATGACGTCGACGGCATCGGCATCCACGGCACCAACCGCGTCATGATCGAGCAGGCGGCGCTCGCGGTCGATGCCGGCCGCCGCGACAAGCTCGGCCAGAAGGGCAAGGAAAACTTCGACGAGACCAAGTTCAAACAGGCGCTCGAAGACATTACCGGCGGCACGTTCCGTTACAAGGGCAAAAAGATCATCACGCCCGAGCGCGGCATGGACGTAGACACGTTCAAAAACATCGTCGACACCCTGACGCAGGACGATATCAAGGGCATGAGCGTCGGGATGGCGGGTGCCACTGATGCGGGCAGCCCTGCCATCCGAATCTTTGCGCCCGGCACGCAGCCCGCCAGCCAGGTCAAAATCGACGACTTCAAAAAACAGGCCAAGCTCCAGAGCATTGGCGAGGGCCGTTATCTCGTCATGCTGCCGGGCGGCTTTGTCCGTTCCAGCGATCCGGCGCACGCCGATCAGTTCGGGAATTATGTGCTGGATATGAAAGCCATGCTGCCCGACCTGAAAACCCGTAATAAGCGGGTCACCATCATGGGCATCAATCTCGCGCCCGACCTGTCACAGGCTCGCTGATGGGTATCCCGCTCGACTCTCGGCAGATTCAGCAGCAGGCCGCGATGACGCCCGCCCTCGGTGCGCCGACGGGCCTGCTCGAAAATACGTTCGCCGCCCTCGACCAGTTCCGCCGCGAGAACATCATCACGTCCGAGGTCAATAATTGGGGCGAGGAATGGCAGGCGCAGCACGACCTCGCGCTTAAGCATGGCGTCGACCTGTTGGCAAACTGGAACCAGCCGCCCGATCAGGCGGCTTTACAGTGGATGGCCGAGACCGGCCGCAGCGCGCCCGAGTATTGGCACCAAAAGCGCGACCAGCAGGTTGCCGCGTTAAAGCAGCAGTTTCCCGATGCCGGGTTCAAGACCAACGAGGAAATGTTCGTCGGCATGACCGAGCGACTCGCCCAGCAACGGGCAGGCGCGGAAAGTGTCCGGGCCAGGGCGACCGGCCCCGGCCAGTTCGGCGCATTCCTCGGCGACACCGCCGGCGCAGTTTCCGACCCCCTTGTTGCCCTCACTCTGCCCTTCGGTGCGAGCGCAGGCGCTTCGATCCTGCGGGCCTCACTGACAGAGGCGGTACTCGCGAGCGCGACGGAGGCGGCCATACAGCCCCAGGTGGCGCAGTTCCGCGCAGCGATCGGCAACCCACAAGCCGAGGGCGAGGCCATGCGGAATATCCTGCTGGCGGGCGCCGGCGCGGGTACTCTCGCCGCTGGCCTGCGCGCCATCCCGGTCGGCTACAGGGCATTGGCCCAGCAGTTCCGCAAGGAAGTCGACGCGGGACGTATAAAGCCCAATGTACAGCAGCAGGCCGCGCTAGATTTATTGGAGCGCCAAGCAGCCGAGGAAGACAGCAACCCTTTCAATCGTTCGCTGGAGGGCGCTACAGAGGCTCATGCGGCCAATCTGAAAGCGGCAGATACCGCCGCCCGCGAGGGGACGACCGTCAAAGCGGCCGACTTGCAGGCCCCGGAGCGGCCGGCAGACGCAGGCGAGCTGATCGAACGCCGGTCAAATACCGCCAAGCGGCAGGAAGTCGAGAACCTGCAGGCCCGTGTATCGGACCTCAAGGGCAAGCTCGCGCGCGGCGAGGCGACGCAGGACGAGGTTCTAAAAGCCCTCGATGACCTCGACAATGCTCTCCATACGTCAACCAAAGCGCCCGCCCTCAAGAACGAGCGGGCGTTTAATAATTTTCTGGCAGGCAAAGAGAATCAGCCGGTGCTGTTCTTTGACCTCGACAACTTCAAGAAAATCAACGACGAGTTAAGCCACGATGTAGGCGATCAGGTTATCAATGCAGTCGGGA